TGGACTTCTTCAGGAGAAGATCCTTCTAAATTTGATGTTATATTTAACGAATTTATTAATCCTAAAAATATTCAGGATTATACAGGATAACTATACATGTCTAATTTAAATGATTATTTAGATAAGTCTTTTGGTAAAACTACTACTACTCCTAGCAGTAGTAGTAGTAATTTATCTAAATATTTAGATGAGAATTTTAATCCGAAAAGTACTAAAAATCTGAAATTGGAACAAAACCAGTATGATCAGGCTACACAATATGCTAATAGCCCTTTAGGAATGACCGGGAAATTCTTTAAAGCCATTCCTGGAGCATTTTATAATAATACTGTACAACCAATTATAGATGCAGCTAAAAGTGGAGTATCACAAGTATCACAAGGATATGGACAACTTACTGGACCAAATCAATCTCTTATACAACGTGGCGAAGGATTACTTAATATAGGTGCAGGTGCTGTTAATACAGTATCTTCACCAGTAGCACCATTTATGGCAGGACCAAGTAAAGCTATTCAGTTTGCTGGAGACAAACTTGCACAAACGCCATATCTACAAAAGTGGGGGGCAGCAAATCCGCAAGATGGAACTCTTACTCCAGCTGAACGAGTACTTGGAGGTATAGTTAATGCTACAGTTATTGGTGGGGCTATAGCTCCATTAAAAGGAGGACTCCTTAAATCACGTGTTCAATCAGCTATTGACGTAATGCCAAAAAGTGAATATACCAAGACAGGAACAGTACCAATTACAAAAGAATTGCCTGTTCGTAGTGCTGAACAAAACGCTACACCTGTAAATATCCAGACTCCATACCTCACTCCTGACCAGATGCCAACGATTCAGATGGGTCCTAAAGCAAAGTCTACGTTACCGACTATTACTACCGATACACCTCTTTATAGTAAGTTACCAGAGGTGAAGCCAGCAGAATTTAAACCTGTAGAATCAACTCCTGTTTTAGCAAAAACTAAATCTATAGAAACAAAGGTAGTACCTATAGAAACAAAGGTAGTACCTATAGAAACAACAACTGTTAAACCTGTAGAAAATAAAGTTGTCACTCCTCAGAAAACTGGGGCTATTACTAAAGTAGCTCGTGATTTAAATAAAAAACTTGTTAAACAAGGATTTGATGAATTACCTCCTGAAGTACAATCTAAATATACTCCTGAATCATATAAAGCAATTGAAAAAAATGTAGCTGACTTAATGACTAATGATATGCAATCAGCTATTGATATGGCTACAGGTAAAATACCTGTTAATAAAAGTATACATGGACATGGTGAAATTCTTTTTAATGCTGTAGCTCGACATGCTTCAGAGAATCTTGATAGTCAATTAATTCATGATCTTATTAAGTCACCTATTGGTAAACAACGAAGTCTTAACGCTCAAGGTCTTGGTGAGTCTGGTTTTAATAGTAATAAAAATTCTCCACTAAATATTATTCAAGATATACAAAATGCTCGTAAAAATGCTATTTTAAAAGGAAAAGATATACCAAATGACTATCAATCATTAAAAAAACATATAGAAAATAAAGCTTTTACAAAGTCAGATATTGTTGATTTTATTAAAAATATTAAACCTTGTTAATATGAATTTCTGTTTACCTAAGTTTGCACATGAGGCATTTATTCGAGAATATAAAAAGTCTCAGTTTTCTACATTAGAAAATTTATCATCTAATGACAGACGAGCTTTCTTTAAAAAACTTGTTGGTGATGAAAATGCGAAAAATGTAAATGCTCTTTTTGAAGAAAAGATGCTTTATAATCGCAGACGAAATGCAAATTTACTTGCAAAGGCTAGTAAAAAAGGTCGAGAATTTTTAACTGATGGAGAAAAAAATTATCTTAAAAAACTTCAAACTGAAGGTATTGATGACTGGGCCTCTACTGTTGCAGGACTCAAACCTGAAGTAAAAACTGAATTTATACGTAAAGTAAATAGCATTAAAGATGTAATGAGTGAAACTGACATACAAGCAATGCTTAGTGATTTTACTGATAAAAGACTTGGTATTAATATTACTCCTGAAGAAACCACTACTATTCTTAAAAAGGCTAATGAATTAACAGCCCTTAAAGAGAAAATGGATACGATTGTTCAAGATCCTAAATATATTGAACGACAGCAAACTGGAAAAGAAACAGCGGCAGATTTTAAAACCCGTATGGAATACGGTAAAAATAAAGTTGCTTTTGATGATTACGTATCAACACTTCTTCCTGATACACAAGCAGCTGGTTTAATTAATGCTTTCAAGCGATTAAATTCTTTTGAAGAATGGGCCTCGTTAGTAAAAAGTTTTAAATCTAGTATTGATATTTCTTTTACAGGAAACCAAGGAATAAATACTATATGGAATCCACTTTTATGGAAGAAAGGAGCAACTAGTTTCCTTAATTCTTTAAAAGCATTTAATCCTACTCTTAAATCAGGAGAAGCTTTATTTCTACAAAAAGCCGAAGTTGCTTCTCGAGTTAATGCTATTAATGGAAATTATGCACGAATGAAAGTAAGTTTAGGAATTGGTCGTGAAGAGGCTATCCCATCTAATATTCCAGAGCAGATTCCAGTTTTAGGAAGACTTTTTAAAGTAGGAAGTGATGCATATGCAATTAATGCTGTTAAACTACGGGCTGATTTAGCTGACACAATGATTGAAATATCTAAGAAATCTGGTGAAAATATTAAAAATAAAGCTCATGCTGAAGCTCTTGGTGAAACTATTAATTCTATGACTGGACGAGGTGGACTTAATACTTTTGAAGGGGCATCTAAAAAATTAAATTTATATTTTTATTCTGTGCGATTAATGAAAGGAGTAGCCAATACTCTTACAGCTCATCAGTTTAATCCAAAAGTAAAAGCAGATCGAGTAGCTTTATTCCAAGCTCGTAAAAATTTAGCGATTTCTGCTACTACTTTTTTTACTGTAATGCAGATATATGAAGCTATTAATCCTGGGTCAACTGCTATTGATCCTCGCGATTCTCATTTTGGTCAAATTAGAATAGACAAAGCTAATGATAAATGGGTAAATGTAGTTGGCCCATATCGACCTATATTAAAAGTAATGGCATCAGCTATACCTACAATGCACGATGGTAAATGGGGATTTTGGCGTAAATCAAATAAAGGAGTTTGGACTCGTATTGAAATTTATGGAAATAAAATTGCTAAATTTGGTCAATATACACCACTTGATGCATTTCAAGATTTCTTTACAGGTAAAGCTGCACCTATTTGGTCCCCAATAATTAACCATTGGAAAGGTTCAGATTATAGTGGAAAACCTCCTACTCCTACTAATGATGCTATAAACTTACTAGCCCCAATCACTCCAGTAACACTCCTAACTGACTGGATGAATGGCAACTCTTCAATTAGTTCAGCTTTATTAAATACTGGTGGTTTTAGCACAACTGACTATAGTAAAAAATAAGTTATTATTACTACCCCCATGATTATTGGAACTATTCTTGATACAATGCAAACAGATCCGCAGATTATTCCTGTTTTAATGGATTACTTCGGAGCCAGTGATCAAGTTTACTAATAATATTATGAAGAATCCATTTACAGAAGATTATGTTCGAGGTCTTGAAGAAGGGAGAAAACACCAATCCCCATCTCCTATTACTCTTGAAAGATTGGATAAACTTGAGAGTTATGTTCAAGGATTACCAGTAGAATTAATTACTGTTAAAAATGGTATTTCTAATATTAATGAAAAATTAGACGGTCACACTGAAGTACACGAAAAAATAGAAAAACTTGTAACATATACTAATGGACGTGTTCGTTTATTAGAAAAATTTATTTGGCTTGGAATGGGAGGACTCGCAGTTTTAAGTTATTTTTTTGCTCAAGATAGATTAAATCTTATTAATACAAATCAAATAGCTAATACTAATGTATGGGATACCCGTCAGAAATAACAAATGGAGCAATTCATGATCAGTATGATATACGTGATTTTCACTTCATACCACGAGGCGCATTTGATTGGAACACAGGATTTGATGTAGAAAAAGAAATTAAAGCTACTATGGTAGTAACAGACCAGAATGGTTCTGGTTCATGTGGTGGACAAGCCTGGGCACACTATGGAGCAGTCCTTGAGGCTGTAGCGACAGGAACATACGAGCCCCGATCTGCTCGCTGGCCTTACTCACATGTATTTGCTCCTGGTGGTGGTTCTATGGGTAAACCATTATCTGATTTTGTTATTAAAAATGGTTTTGCTTTAGAAAAGGACGCTGTTTCATATGAAAATGGACAACCACCATCTGAACGATTTATGGAGACTATCCCCGTACTTACTGCCGAAGGAATAGCTAATGCAGAAATTAGTAAACCACTTTCATATTTACAGGTAAATGGAGATATAGAGACTATAGCTAATGCTATTAGCAGTAACTATGGTTGTTGTATTGCTGTGTATGGTTCTAATAATGGGACTTGGAGAAGTAAGTTTCCTAAACCTCCCGTACAATGGGAATGGGCACACTGGATCTTTGCAGGTAAAGCAAAACTTATTGATGGGAAAAAGTACATTGGTATTTTTAATTCTTGGGGTCATTCAGTAGGAGAAAATGGTTGGCAGTGGTTGGGTGAGGAGTATTTCCAGAATGGAAACGTCTGGTATGGATATACTATGCAATGGGATTATAAACCTGCATTGCATAAATCGCTACTTATTAAAGCTGTAAAATTAATGCAGCAAATGGTAGAATTACTTGTTAAAAACAAAACAAAATGATTATCTCAAAAAATGGTTTGGCTGCAGTTATTATGTTACTTGGTTTTATTGGTGTTCATGTAACAAACATTGAATTAATACAATTCATTACAAATGTAGGAGATGCAATTGCATTTATCCTTGTAGTCTGGCACCAACTCGAGCGTAGTGATGTAGTTGGATTTCTTTTTAAGAAGTAGTATACTACTTGTAGGCCGTGTCTTGGCCGGAGCTAAAAAAAGCCTATTTATAGGCTTTTTTTAGTATGTGGATAAGTCGTTTTTAGCTCAAAAAATAGCGTATACTAGATAGAGAGGGAGCACCTATATGGTGCTCATTTATTCATTAAGCCCAGAAAGTATGCAACAACGTGATCGTCAAGGTCGCTATAAAGCAGAGCGCGTGACAACACGGTGGGAGTATATTGTGTGTTTAAGTATAGTAGGAGGTATATTTTTAGGATTGTTTATTGATGCTCAAAGTAAGCCATTAACTGTCATTAATACAGCTGTAGCATCGAGTGAAATATTACAACCAAAAGAGGTATTAATTGAGGTAAAATATAGTAAAGAAGGTATTGAACGTCTCATTCGAGAAACATTTACTGAAGCACCTAATACTGCGATAGCTATTGCTAAATGTGAAAGTTCACTAATTAGTAATGCTCAAAGTCATTATGTACAAAGTTATGGACGTGAAGAATCATTTGGAATTTTTCAAATTCATGCTCGTGACTGGGACGCTACAGCAAAAAAGCTAGGCTATGGAAACTACCGGACAGACGTAGAGGATAACATTAAAATGGCTCGATATTTGTATCAAGCTCGTGGTAACTTTAAAGACTGGACATGCTACAACTCGGGTGAGTATAAAAATTACTTAGAGTAATACTTAGAGTAAAAAGCAACACACCGCCAAGAAATTGGCGGTGTGTTGTACCTAGTACGGAACTTATAAAGTATATTAATAAAATAGCACCCTCGAAAGGATGCTATACCCATGCGCACGGGCGCGTTTGGGATTTTTGTATGGTCAGTCTGTTCCTGACAGTCAAGATTGGATCACGCTCCTTTCAACGACGAATGGGTTTGCGTTTAATGCAAGGTGGGCGACGTTTACCGTTCGCTGACCCACATTCCACGAGGAACAGGGTGAGGGCGGTTATTCCGATAGTACGCATCCTTGCAGTCTCCTTCGCGGCATACGGGTTTGTCGTCAACGAAGATGATGCCGGCCTTAGCCTTCAGCCCATGGCACCACACACAGTGGTAATGAGCATTGTAATCTGGTTCTCGCGTCATTGCTCCACCTTTTTGTTGAACGCTTCAAGCAACTTCGGGTCGGCCAGGACGCACTCCGGATGGTAATAGCCGTAGCCAAAATTATCCTGACTCACTGACAAGAAAATCATCTCGCCCATATCAACGCCGTGGTCGCACGCCTCACAAAGTGTCTGCCCGAGACGGCTGTTGAACGCCTTGACAGGGAACTGCGGACCTGGGTCGGGTAGTTCGTATTCGAGCGCAAGCATACGTTCGATTTCTGCAACTGGCTCATTCGACATGTTGCACCCCATGCAGTTTGCGCCAGTTGATGATTGCACATTCTGGTCCGCAAAAATGCTCGACTTCAGTAATATAGGGTGTGATATGGTAAGTCGTTACGGTTGCCAAATGCACCGGAATAAACTCATCGCACTCCCCACACTGTGTCATAGCGCACGGTGCGCCAAATAGGTCTTGATGAGCCTGTGCAAGCTCATCTTTCGACAGTTGTTTATCCACGTAAGCCTCCATTTGTTAAAGATCAGTTCTGCTATAAGCATAGCATATTAAGATAAAGAAAATATGGAGGAAAGTTAATACAAAAAATCCCCGGCGAGGAGGATTAGTTGTTAGGATAAGCGTCAACGGTACATTATTAAGAGGCTCGCTGTGGTGCGCCACCCCGTCCACTAGCCCCCCTAAAGTAGAGGCTTCATGGCTCTTATTACTGGAGTCATACCCCAGTGGACGGTGGAGCTACTGGCAACTGATACAGACGTTATCGCTCACTGATACACGTACTTTAGTCATTGCAACTGACTCAATTACTGGTAAATCAAAATCTATATCAAAATTTTGCGAGGACATTCCCTATTCTATAACGTCTCCTTTTGGGTGTAAAAGAATAGCTATATAATCTTGTTAGTCGAATATATATTATTCGTAATGTCAATATTTCATGTTCCCTTCAATCCTCGGTAAAGCTCGGCGCATGCGTTCACGTCTAAATAAACTACCTAACAACGCCAATCCTGGTGTTGGATACTCCTTCTTACCGTCTGTATAAGTTAGTTTCATACCCTCTCACTTAACCGAATAAACAACATCCCCACCCGCCTGCATGTGTATCTCAATCACCTTCCCCGGATGCTTCGCCTGGATGACACGCCGGATGTTGGCGGCGGTGCGGGGGAAGATTTGGGTAGTGTCTATGATGGGCATAGCATTAATAGCGTTGTTTTATGGCTCATTTTTTCGTCCTCTAGATCGGATCGGAGCAGGTCCACGAGTTCCAACAATATCTCGCGCGAAACTGTTTCGCGATAGAGTGGCTCACCAAAGTAGTAGAGTAAGAGGGTTTTGGTGCTGTTGTTTTGCTTGTGGTCGGCGGCTTGGAGGGGGGTCATGTTATTTACTTTCCTTAGCAGTAAATACGATTGTAAAGAGGTAACTAAACCAACCAAACCAAATTGCAGTATCGTAGTGTTTCCCATAACTAAAGCCAATAAGCGGGGTAACATAAATGGCATTGCTATCTTTAATCCATTCTTTTTTTACTATTTTCATATACTTTAATTTGTTACATCCGTCTTTGATAAGTCTACGTTGTGTTTGGCTGGCGTTTCAACAGCACGAGCTACTGTCCAGCCATACTTCTCTATTCGCGCCATTATCGTCTTAGGCTTTAATCCATTGACTTTAGCCAGCTCTGGCACTGTCATTTCAAGGCCCTTGTATTTGTACTTATTCATCAATCGTGTTTTGTTGAAAGGGGTTGTGAATGCCTTATTTAAACTCCAACCGTGTCTCATCCTTACATTGACTGAGTCAATATCACCACCGAGGCGTATAGACGCATCACAAGAATACTCTCCCTTATAGTAAACAGATGTTTTGCGATTGCGCGTTTGCTCTGCTCTAGTAGCCCAACGACAGTTCTTCTTTGAGTATCGTCTATCTGAATTGATACGGTCTAATGTAGTATCTTTCTCACCAAACATAAAAGCATGTGCATAGTACAAGTCACCCATATCACGCAAGAAAGCCTCAAAATTTTTCCATGATGATTGATAGGTGATGCCTCGACCACCATAATTGGCATACTTTGTATTGTTTGGGTTATCACACCTTGCTTTCATGGATTGCCAGCAACGGTATAGTCGGCTGTTCGTACTATGCCCATGAGTAAACGTAGTCATACTCATTTCTTATGACTAGTAACCTCGGCAGGGGTGGGGAGTACTTTAGCTATACGCTTACGGACACGGCCAATAGTGTGTACTACCTCTTTGTCACCTATTCGACCGAACATATCCGACAATTCGTCTAGTTCACGTTTGATTGAAACTCGCACCTCCTCCACCTTAGCGGACTGGGCGGTGGTTAGGGCTTTTTGGATTATGTGTTCAAATTCTACACGCTTGCGCTCATGTAGACAAACATCCTTATCCGCGAGCAAGTCCTGTACTGAGTACCACCAATCACGTAAATTTTCCTTCCAACCTACCACTTCATCTGTGTGTGTCATGTTACGGCATTAAGCGGTTAATAATGTGTTCATTATCTATCAGCCAGAGACGATGGAACTCTTATATAGCACCCCATACTCATATTACCCCAAATTTCGCGTTGTCTTATTAACCTACAAGCAAGAAGAAAAGGCTCATTTCCTTCATTTTCTTTTTCTAAATCCAGAATACAATTGTAGATTCTAATCAAAAGTTTATCTTGTGTATCAATTATATCTTGAGCTGTCATGTTACGGCATTAAGCGGTTAATAATAAGTTTGGCAACTTCAAGTCCTTCGTCAAATCCTCGCTCAAATTCACTAGCTGCTTTTCCCTCCATTGCCTTATCTATATTTTCAAACAACGTCTCCTTTAGGCTAGGTGTTGGAACCGGATAATCTTGTATCTTTGGTTCTTCCAAATCAGTTCGCTTACAGAATTGTTTTAATCTTTCTTCAGCACACACTACCTCTATCTCAATATTATTCATGTGAGGGGGTTATGCTTTTAAATCTACAAGTACAGTTTGTACCATAGTGCGGGTGGAGCTTGCCATTTAATGAACTGTAGTACTCTGGGGCTTGTATGTCACCAATTATTATACCTCCAAAATCTTATCCCTCGCTAATAAGCTTCACACACTCAGTAGAGCAAAACACAAGTCCTTCTGCGTTACGATAGAAGCCACCATAGTGTGCAAATATCCTCTTGCCACATCGTGAACAGGTTGCTTCGGTATACTTCGATACGGCTTGATTTACGGCATTGGTAAGCTGTTCTGGCGTAATACAGGTGCATTTATGGTCGCATTTTGGCTGTACGTCTAGCCATCTTTGTAATAGTTTCTTCATACGTTTGTTTCTTATCCCTCGCTTGTAATCTGTTGATGAGTAGCTCGCGCCTATGACTGTATCCAAAGATTTTCGCCTCCTTCGTGTCTAGCGTCACAGGAGTGAGCCACCCATCTCGTTCTACTTATTCTACAATCTTAATCGTCTTTCCAAGTGCTTTACTGATTTCAGCGACAGTCATTTCGATTACTTCTGGTTCGGTAATAATCTCTACTTCTTTATCTAAGCAGAAGTATTTTGACTTCTCTCGGCGACCTACAATTGATTTACACTTAAGTGAAAAGTATGACCAACAGACGGCATAAAATGAGATGTCCCCTGCATTGATGTCCCCTGCATTGATGTTCCCTGCCTTGATGTTCCCTGCCTTGATGTTCCCTGCATTGATGCTCCCTGCATTGATGTCCCCTGCATTGATGTCCCCTGCATTGATGTCCCCTGCCTTGATGTTCCCTGCATTGATGCTCCCTGCATTGATGTCCCCTGCATTGATGTCCCCTGCATTGATGTCCCATGCCTTGATGTTCCATGCATCGATGCTCCCTGCATCGATGTTCCATGCATCGATGCTCCCTGCATTGATGTTCCCTGCATCGATGTTCCATGCATCGATGCTCCCTGCATTGATGTTCCATGCCTTGATGTTCCCTGCCTTGACTAAAATACTCGCATCTATCTTGAGTAATGGCATTGTGAAGGTCACATCTCCCTGGATAGTGAGTACGTTATCTACAATATCCTCATTCACTTCTTCAAGTGTGTTATATACTTTCATGATTTAATTATTATTATTACTTACTCTCTGTTCCACACAAGCAACAGCGGTGTTTCCCTTCAAAACCACATGGTGAGTTAGTGTCAGGACAATGGCGGTGTGAGTGGTTTCTTTCATAAGCCTCTTTATCTGCTCCACTGTTGGGGGATAGGATGCGCCCGACAATACTTGCAAAGATAATACCTTTACTCATTTGTACTTCGAGTGGTGCAGTTTTCAGTTCATCCTTGATAATCTCTACTGCTCGTTCTCGTTCTTCCCGCATTGCCTCACGTTTGGCGGTGGCATGGACTTCTTCGATTAGTTTCTCTAGATCTTTGAGGTAGTCGATTATTTGGTTGATTCTTTGAACAGCGTTTAATGTATCCATGTTACCTTGATAGGTAAGGTCTATCTTCTCCGGCAATGGTGTTTTAGGTGTGGACATGGTGTGGGGTGTTATTTTAGGTGAATAGTGTAAGTCATATTTTCATTGTCAATAATTTCTTTGATTGTTTCGACGTCTGGTAATTGGTTTATAAGCTCGTAATCATTGACTGCAAACACTGTAATTTGTTTCATATCTATTTAACCTTAAGTGCCCCAAAGAGCTATTTGATAAAACTCGCTAATAATTCTACAAATCCTTGATTACCCCAGATCAGACTGCCGATAAGGGCAATGAGGAATAGGATTGAGATGACTACTACAGCGACGTGGGTTACAGTGAGAGGCTCGTTATACTCCTCGATACTATTTTCCCAGGTGGCGCGTTCGATGTGTTTGTTCATAAATTTCTTTTATTAGTCGTTTATAATGTTTCCCTGCTCGATTAATATTCTGTGGTATCGCTGCTATTTCTCTATCATGACGGTTGAATCTTGGGGCGAGGAGGTGGTATTGTTCACGGGTCATTTCATCTCCCGAATTAACTCACGCATAACCTCATTAGCTGATCCATGGTAACAAGCTTTTTTAGCACGTGTAAATATCTTAGCTTTTTCTTCGGGAAAAACACAAACATACATCTTTACCATTTTAGATGGCTTCCCTGTGTATGGACTAATTTTTAGTGTTGACATAATTACTGACTGATTGAACTTGAATAATTTGGGCTCCTGGTACTACTGTACCGACTTTAAGTGCAGCGAATACCTTAGCTTCGTCTACTACAAGGTACTCACGAGGGATTAAATTTGCATCAACTATATTGAGCTTTGGGATAGTACGGAACGTAACAGCACCATCGGTAGTTTTGAACTCCTCAAGGGGCTTTACTATCTCGTCCATCTTACGCACTGCTGTGTCGAGCTTCATTGTTCCTCGCTCAACTCGAGCTGCGAGTTTAGCAGCTTCTTCTGAAGCGCGCTTGGCCTCGAGGGTCTGGAACTTGTTAACCTGCTCACTGATGAACTTACTAGCCTTCTCAGCCTTCAGACGTAATTCGCGGGCAGTATCATATTGCTTGGTAAGGTCAAGTTCTGCGAGTTGGTCTGATAGATTTTCTTCTTCAGCTTTGGTCTTCTTAATAAGCTCTTTTACTTTACCGAGCACTGTAGCTGCTTGGATCATAGACTCTTGTGAGTCAACAATGAGGGTAGTTGCTCGGGTAATGAGGGTTAGTTCTTGGGTCATACATTTATTTTTTTAAAACTATAATAATTGCTATTATTGCGATAGTTATCATTACCACTGGAACCCAATAAGAATGTGTCCACTGCGGGGACCCAGTATCACAAACATTATTTATGGTTGATAATGGTATATAAATTATTTTCATACAACAATGTCATTAAGATATGATAATCGAAGTTGATCTAATTCTTCTTGAGCTTTACGTTTGCTTACCTCTAAGTCTGAAATAATACGTCGATACTCATTCATAATTCATTGTCCTTAACACGATCATAGGCCCAATCTGCGTTGTCGAGTTGATTAGCTGCACGAATGAGTTTACGGTGCTCCTCTTCATCGATGGCTGAAGCTGCTAAACGACGTAATGCTAGAACGTCTTGCGTATGTAAAGCTCGGTTAATCTCATCTGCTCGATCAATATATGTTTCTTGTATTATTGGTGATGTCATATGTATTTAATTGATTAATACATTAAAGATACACCTATATGCTTAGGCGGTCAAGTGGTTATCCACAGGGGATAATAAATTGATATTTAATAGCCCAATTGCTTTACTTCATCAACAGACTTTACTACTTCATACACAGCATTATTCAGCTCAAATCGCTTCTTCATTAAAACTTGGTGAGGACTCACTCGCCCTCCTTTTGGTCGCTTAATTTCGAGTCCAACGAGTTGCCCATACTGCTCTCTATCTATAAACATAATGTCCGGCAAACCATTAGGTGTATAAGGGTCACTAATACGGATACCGAGCTTGGCATTGTAGGTGTTCTTATGGTGTTTCCAACACACGTATCCTTTCTTAGTAAGGTATTTTAAAATAGCGAGTTTAGGGTCAGATTCTAGGGGGTTATTTTTTGTGGGCATAAAGTTTTTTAGGTATGTAACTGCGTCCAGCAGCTTCTGCTTTATAACGATCCATCTCTTCCGGTGTTAAAAATAAATAACTAAAGTCCGCCTCAATCCCACTGCCATCATTTGTGCTATCCATCTCAGGATAATAGCTAGGACGTTGTGGGCCTGGCTTTGCCACAGGCTTAACATGAGGCTTATACTGTATCACCCCGAACTTAACTGACTGCTCAATCAGCTTACTCCGGTGTACTATCACCATTGCAGCCTGAAACGTATTCATATCAATACCCTTTGCAACCGCTCGAGCTTCGAGTTTGTCGTAGGTACTACCCTGATCGGTAAGGATGCGGGTGATTATTTTGGTTGCGAGGGTGGTAGGAGACATGAGTAAGTAGTATGTTCATGTTTTACTTCAGTAGTACATCCTTTAACTGGGCATTTCCAATTTTCAGGGGTATCTATGTAAACATTTAAATAGCTCATATTTTAATTCGTTTTACATTCTGACAATAAAAGCACTTATGATACCGCTCGTCTGCGGTTGGCATGTAGTTGCATTGGTGGTTTTTGGTTCGCATACTCGTGTCCTACAACATGTCACTTAGTAGCGTTCCTTACGTCTAAGTACTAGCGTTGGGGTTTGATATGGTAGGACACCAGCGTACGAGCTGGTGGATTTATTATCTTTTTCCTGCTTCTAAGATAGGTAAACCTGCTTCAGTTGGGATATAGATTACTTGTTGTCCTTTAGTACTTTGAATCCATAGGTATCGAAGATAATCTTCATTACCTTTTAGTCCTTCTCCAATAATGCGATTAGCTTCTGCTACACCTTTTGCTCGTGCAATTTCAGCTTGTGCTTCAGCTTCTGCAATCTTAATCGTAGCTAGTGCTCTTGATGTAGCTGCTTCATTTGCTGCCTGTGCCTCAACAATAGTTATTTGACGGTTTTGATCAGCTTGTGCATATTCAGCTTTACCACTTTGAGTAGCTGAAAATACTTTGTAATACTGATAACAAAAACTTAAACCGAATAAGAAAAGTACTACAACTATAAATGACAGTACTCCAATAATTGTTTCTTTCATATAACTAGAAATTCTCATCCTTACCCTCTGGTAACGCTGCAACTACCGCTGCAGTCACGGTCGCATCCTGTGCTGCCTGAGCGTAAAACTCACGTTCAGCATTAATAGCGTCTTTGATTGCATCGATATGTCCCTGAATCAGGTTCATGTCTTCAACAGTAACTGGACGCACGGTCTTGAACGTCATTTGGTTCCATTCGATTGAGCCTTTTTTCTGTGCAGCTGAAGAAAAATGAATTGAATATGCAAGTGGACTTGGTTTAGTCTTACGTACAAAGTCTAGATATGAGTACATAGAAGAACCTCTGAGACTCATTTGGAATAATTCTTCATCTTTAACGATATAAAGAACTATATTGTTTTCAAGCTTTGATACAGTCTTACCTTCAGTGTTTACATACTCAAATGACTTTTTAAGCTCTGCTGGTGTTCCAGTAGCAATCTTCTTACCAGCAGCGAACAGTGGAATAATGTCTTCACTATCATCATAGATAGGCGTTGAGTAATACGTTTCAGTTGGTTCGTCATAAAAACGTAGCTGCTTACGCGGGTAGACAATGAACGCTTCCATATCGAGTCCAATTTCTTCCTTTGACCAGATAGATTTGCCGTACTCATCTTTCTCATCAGTTGGACGCTCAATCATAAACGTACCAGCTTCGGTAATGATATTAATAGTTTTACCTTTCTTCTCAGTTACATCCTGCGACTTGAAACTAATCCGAGGTAACATGAGTCGAGTAAACCCTGCTTCCTGTGGGAACTGAGCAGCAAAGGCTGCTAAAGCAGCTGCGTCTACTACGGCTACATCTTTTGTATTTGACATTTTCTTATTATTTAATTTATATTTTTGTGTTTCGCAACGACTTGTATATCCTACTCCTCATCTTCTTCTATCACAACTGTGGATAATTTTGGTATATATTTAACCACTTCCCAGTGCTCTTCTTCTGGAATAACAATATCAATATCTCCTCCTTCAAGTGTATACTGACCAATATGAGGGTTGTACTGCATTATACTATTATGTATCTGTGTCCAGTACTGGTTCTTTGTAAACCATTGCTGATACATATCTACCACTAGGCTTTGTTCAACCAGTGAACGGTGTAAACGATCTATTTGAGAAAATAAAGAATCTCGTTCTTCATTTGTGATAGGCTCACGTTCTTTGACATAATCTCGAATTGCAGCCGCTTGTCGCTCAATAATAAGATTTTTACGATTTAACGTAGCTTCAAGTGAAATAATTTTATTTTTTAATTGTTCTATTGATGTTGCCATATATTTTATTGATGTTGTTGTATATATTCATCCATAAGTTTAACTGTTCTTTGTATTTCAACCGCATACTCTAAAATTTGCCGTGTAGTACGACGGGTAGGAAATGTTTGAAACGTCGGGGGATTAGGTAACTCGAAGTCAAACCCCACTGTACGAACGGGGATAAAATTGAGATTAATCGTAATCTCTTCAGGTTTCACTTTATGTTGTAAAAATAACATGAGGCAATACATAGTAAGCTGCCCATGTTCATCGACTTTCTTCTGTGTCCAGCGATCTTTTGTTGCACTGGTTTTATTCTCGGTAAGTGTCTTCGTCTCCGGATCATATGCGTCACAGAACCCTATTATATGCACTGGTCCTAAATTAGCCCGTAGCTCGAACTCCTTAATACCAGGGTACACTAAGTTAGGGACCATACTCGACGGTGTACCAAGCGTGTCTCCAACCGTATTTCCAAAGAGCATAGCTGGATTAGCTGGCTCACGTATTCCGAGGATATAATTGGAGTACCACTGAGCCGGGTTATACTCAAATGACGAAATCTGCGAGTAGCTTAATGGTCTTACTTTAAATCTGTTTACAATATTTTTCCCCATAGCAGTGCGTTCATTTGCGCTCCCGTAAGTGCATTATGTGGAGTTGGTTCAGGTGGTAACTCGAAGTAAGCGAGACACTTGTTCAAGGATAGTTGTCCTGGCGGAACATCCCCCGCGCGTATGATATGTGCGTAGACAATGCTATGCACGTCTACTGTTCTGAAGTTAAACGAGTCCTTCACACCCGCTCGCAAACACGCTTCACGAATGAAACCTCGATCGAACGCACTGTTATGTGCGAGCATAATAGGATTTGTAGTCCATCGTTTTGCCCATTCTTGTAGTGACTGTACCGCATGTGCCTCAGTAAATGGAAGGAGGTCGAGGTACTCGTGAGTGAAGCCATTTACTGCTAAGGCTTGCTCGGCTATCTCAGCCCCCTCCCATGGATGGCACTCCATATAAAAAGAATCCCCACTAGCGATATGCACCGCTCCAATGGAGACGATACTACTAGTCAAGGGATTAAGTCCGGTCGTTTCAATATCTACTGCTATCAAATTTTTCATGCAGTAAGTTTAGCATATGCGCTAGAGCACTTTATCCACAGAGGGCGCGCACGGCTTGGACGAAGGTTGCACTATTCAGCTTCATGTAGAAGTCGATAGCACTCCCCTTTGCGTCACACCCAAAACATTTAAAGCGATTATACTTGTTGAACGAGAGCGAGGCCGTAGCGTCGGGATGAAATGGACACTTAAGTAGTCCTCGCTGTTTAGTTCGACTATAGTCGTTTTCAATGTACAGCTCACGTATTGGGTACGCGTTAGCACGTTCGATCATATCTTGAGTGACGGGGAGACTCGACTTACGTCCTTTCCCCTGAATACGACCAATAATATATTTGAGCATTGCCAACCGTTCGTCACTTACCTCATGAATACGGTAGTCATCAACTGCTGAACGTACCCAGTCAAGGTCATCATTCCCTGTAAGAGGTCGGCGAGGTATGAGGCTTAGGTCGTGGGTTAGGTTCGTACTAATACAGTCTTTAAGTTCGACTAACTCTTCGATCTCCATGTCGGAGAGGATGCCGTGGGCGGTGGATTTCATAAAGCTAAATTATTGATATGAGCTAATAATCTTGCCGTAGGATAATACCACTCCCCATTTTTTCTTACTCTATCTTTTCTAAATGATTCTAAATGTTGTTTCATATTACCCACGTTTAACCCACTTAGGTTGCCAGTTTTCAGGACGGCGTGCAATCATACGACTCACGGTAGAGCGATCAGCGTCACGCATAATATATGCTATATCTTCATGAGTATACTCTTGTAATGACAATGCCCAGACTAATTCTTCACGTTTTGTATCAAGTAATTCCTTGATTAATTCTTGTTTATTCATATATGTGTATAGTATCACCTATTCATGCACCAAATCAAGTGCAAGTTATCCCCAGTCTACGTATCTTGAACGTGCAAGCTCATATGCTACACTACTCTCATGTCAATCGAACAGCTTAATAACGCATTACAAGAGCAAGGACTCGAACCAATACAAGATGTCGACCCATGTCCTGAACGTACGGCCTACCTCGAGCATCTTTCAAAACCAGAGTGGAGTGATAAAGCCTGGCTTGCGACTCTGAAGAAGCTCACCGAACGCTACGCTCTTGCGTTCCATGACTACGTTGCGTATATGTCTAAGTACCTTCGCTTTGAAGAAGGTGAGGACAAGGTGTACTGGCGCTATGACACGTTTACAGGTACGTATTATGAATTGAACTTTGCTACAGTACGTGGGTATGTAGTTAAACTTCTTAAAACTGAAGGACTTGATTCTTATACGACTGATACATTTGTACGAAACATACTTGTTCGCTTCCGTGGTATCCACGACTATCGCGGTGTAACTCACGACCAGTTCGACGCTGATCCAAAGTACTTCCACGCCCGTAATGGATGGGTAAACCTCGAGACACTAGAGTTCACCGAGCACACTCCAGACCGTCTCTCACTTCGTGCAAGTGCAGTTGATTACGATCCAGAAGCCACGTGTCCTATATATGACAAGTTCCTTGACACTGATATCCAAGTAGCCACAGACGCTGTCCGTGTGATTAACCAGTTCAGTGGTCTCCTCCTCACGAGTGACATCCGTTACCAGAAAATGCTTACCATCATCGGCCGGCCTGGAAGTGGCAAGTCTACCCTGTTAGACATCTGGTCATACGTGCTCGGTGACATGGCGACGCAGAAGCGACTGAGTGAGCTAAATGGCGAGAGTATGCGCTTCGCTGGATCAAATTTACAAGGGCGCACACTCTGTTGGTTTGATGAGGTTGACGTGAAGCGATCAGAGATGAGTAACAACCTCGGCACCCTTATAACTGGAAGTACCCTCCGTGTTGAGCGTAAGGGTATTAATGGCATCATTCAGACTAAGAATATGCTCAAGTGTGTCCTTACTGCCAATAACCTCCCCGCCTCAAGTGAGCACGGCATGTACCGCCGCATTATCTTCATCGAGTTCAAGCGTTCATTTTACGACGAGGGAACACAGGTTAATGACCTTATTGAACAGCTCCAGGCTGAGAGTAGTGGTATCTTGAACCGAATGATTAAAGGTCTACACGACCTCCGTAAGATGCGAGGCTTCACTGTCATTGCTGGACATGAGGACGCAATTGAGGAGTATAAAGCCGGCAGTGACACCGTTGCAGAGTTCCTCGACACGTACTTCGATCCTGATGTACATGGTCTTATTGAGAGCGAAGAGCTGTTTGCTGCTTATAAATGGTTTGCTGACGATAAGTATACAAGTTCACTTACCCCACAGAGATTCGGACGCATGGTCAAAGCCCAGCCACTGACACGATTTAGTCATATTGATACTAAGAAGGGAACAGGAGGTAAGCGTTCGTGGGTAGGGTTAGTATTGAAAAAGGGTTATGAGTTCGATATGGGTACTATTAAAAACACACAGCGTATGGGACATTTAGGATCTGATACCTTTTAAAGATTTGACTGAGCAACCTGAGTCGGTACGTTAGTACCATATACGCAACCTGAGTCGGTACGTTAGTACCATATACGCAACCTCAGTCGGTACGTTAGTACCATATACGCAACCTGAGTCGGTAGGCTCCAGCACACAGCATGTGGTACAATTTGGTATATGCCAGTACATAAAACAGCCGGGGGGTACAAGTGGGGCACGAGTGGGAAGACGTATCCAACAAAGGCACAAGCTGAAAAACAGGCGAGGGCGATTTATGCAAGTGGATATAAGGGGAAAAAGTAAATTATAAGACACAAAAAAGCACCATTACACTATGTAGTGTTGGTGCTTTGTTTGCTGTCACGTTTAATTACGTGTGTGCTATGTAAGCTATTTACAGTTTCAAAGAATCTGTATTTTGTATCATGTGAGTATCACCGTCTATTCCTTCCCATGTTATACGGTGACCGTTTGGTTCCCCGTTTATAGGATAGGCTTTTATTGTTCCTATTATCTTATTGTTTTGTTTGATAGTAAGTACAAGGCGAGAATCTGCCACCTTACTCGCTACCCGTCCACCTTTGTCGCTTGATAGTTCTGCGTAGAGTTTGGCCATATTATTTTATAGTTACGCTATAGCCAATACTTTCAAGCTCGCGCAATAGTGGCGCGTACTGTTCAGGGGTTGCGCGTTTGGCGCGGGCGAAACTATCTGCACACTTGCCATGCTGTCCGGTGTGTTGGTATGATGTACGTACCCAATGGATATGATGCCAAGTAATATATTTACGTTCGGCACTTTTACCCATGAACACTGCTAGGGGTTCCGTCCAACCGCGAGGCATGACGAAACGAACTTCTATGTTTGTTATTTCCATATTGTTAGAAATTAGCAACAATTACACCCTTGCTTCCATGCAGTTTATCACCGAGTGTATATGTTTCGTCAAACTCGATAACTTGAGTACGGTCGTTTAACCATTCAAGGGATTGCTCTTCGTCGAGGGTTAATGCTTCCGCGCCTGTATGAGCTTCATAAGCCTCTACCGCGCTTTCATATTCCGTCCACTCGCAACAGATAGCAACCATATCAAACTCATGGTGGCACTCTTCGCCATCATTTTCACTAGTCTCTAGTTCAATTAAATAGTTATACAATGCTGTTAGTGCGCCATAAGTGAAATTATTTTTGTAGGTGTCGCTAGACATAAACGCGTTACGAAACTCATACTCATTAATTATTTTGTACATTTTATTGTGTGTTATATGTAATAACCCACCCGCCACAATAGAGCGTACAGAATACGCGGGGCGTTGGTGGGTTATGATGTTGTCAATGTGCAAGGGTACTATACCCCGTGAGCTACACTATCGTGATAATGTAGCGTGCGGGTTGCGGTACTATTCTACAGTTTCTATACTATCGACGGTGATTTGACCGCCTTTTGCGTTGTATTCGTCGTCTGACCAATCACCACTTTCTACAATGTCGCGCGCCTGTTCCTCACTATCAGCATTTACTAGCAAATAGCCGTACTCATCACGTGAAATGTTTACCTTGTATTGTGTCATATATTTATATTGTGGCCTTGTTACGTGACCACGATCCCGAACACCATACTATGATGATGCGCGGGGCGTGGGGGCGTTAAAATCCGAGCAATCTATAGGTACGCTTTTGGTATAGTTTTCCAGCAAGTGGACTCATACTATCGTGTGGGTAATGTTCACTAATTGAAAATGTATCGCCAATATAAGATAAGTTACCGGCCTTTGGGAAGTTGCAAAAACTTCCGCGCTTGCCGTCTTCTGGTGTTGGATTAAGGTAGAATCCGGTTGTGTCCTTTTTAGTAACGTATCTAATACCCTTTAGTTTTTCTGGTATTTGGTCTTGTGTCGTAGCGTCGAGGTATTCTATCAATTCTATTGAACATCCGGGGTTAATATCACGTTTGAGGTCTGCTAGGGTTTTTGTTTGCATATTATCGACAAGTTATTGCCATCTCAATAGCATCTTTTAATGTTCCGGTGCACAACCCTCCACCAATTGCGTCACTATCGTTCTCGTATGCCTCTTTTGACTCATAGAGGTCGGCGTTGTAGCCGTGTTCGCTGTTTTGGGTGATTACTATGTGTTCGCCATTGTCGGCGGTTAATGTGAGTTCGTCGCTGTAGTTGGCGGTGCGTTCTAGGTTATCCGCGAGGATGGTGATGTCTTCGGCGGTAACTTGGAAGGTGATTGAGTCCTCTTCGGGGTTTTCACTGGTGATGGTGATGTTGTAGTAGTTCATGTTACTTTGTAAAGATATTTACTAAGCGGGCGTTTCGTTCGGCATTCTTCCGTCTCTTTATAATATCTTGAAGGGATAGACGTGGGGCGTTGTGTGTGGCTATCTTGGTTCCTAACATGTAGACGTTGTATGTGTTTTTCATATTATATGTGTTATTGGTATACTTATGTTATACACCTAGGTGTATAGGGTGTAAAGTGAAAAGTGGGGATAATGTGGATTAGAACACAGAAGTGTTAGTGGCGTCAAACTTTTTTGATAGGTAACTTTTGGATTGTGCAATTTTGGGTTTTTGTGTCAAGGGGTGGGCTTCCGTGGCATTAACTTTTATTGTATAATATTATAGCCTTATTTTAGTACCCTTGACAAATTTGAAAGTGGCATATAGTGGCATGATGATTATACCACAATGTTTGACGCCACTCATAGTTTTATGGTATTTAAATGGCTTAAAACAAGAATACTTGACAAAGTCAAATATGTGAGTGGCATGAGGGGCATTAAACTACCAATTCCATTTCATAACTTTCTTTTTTTTTAAAATATATCTATACTGTAGCGAAAGTACCGTTTTTAATGCCACTATATGCCACTCACTTTTCTCGTTTTGTCAAGCGAGAAAAATGTGTTCTAATACATGCCTTAAAATCGTGCAACACTCGTCCCTATTCATGTTCAAAACATGCCCACGTGCACGTCTAAAACACGTCACTATTCGTGTGCAACATACGTCTAAAGCATTATCCCCACTTTGTCCCTGTACACGTTCCTGATACTATGGTTGATATGGAAAACAATGAAAAGCTACAGGCATTTATTGCCGACATAGAATCTGTTTACAAAAAGCACAACATGCGTATCACAGCGCATCTCGAAGTTGAGGACATACCTAAGCCTAGTGTATTGCTATGATGCTACTACTAGGTATTGTCATTGGGTCAATTTTGACCGCTACAGCGTTTATTACCTATTCACGATACAAAGCGCCAATCGTGCGCCAAACGCGTCAAATACAGTCAAAAATGCAAGCTAAGGGCGAGATATTATCAATTGAAGAGGATGAGACCGACGAGTGGATTAAAACTATAACAAAATGATAACCCCACTAGGAAATAACATACAGATTACGATTGAGAAGGCGGAAACCGTCACGTCTAGCGGTATTATTCTCGCGCGTGAGAACACAGAGAAGCTCGAGCGTTCAACTGTCCTCGCGATAGGGGAGGACGTGACGCGAGTACACGTCGGAGACGTAGTCTTATACAAGTCATATACAAGCGATACTATGAGTATTGACGGCGAAGACGTGGCGTTTATTAAAGAGGATGACGTGCTTGCTACGTATACACACAATGCTATTACTGCAAGTCTAATAACTGACGAACATGCAACACGTGCATAACTACATGCCAGTCAACACGACCAAAGATGGTATTACCGAAGTGTGTACCGAGTGCAAAAAGCGTCTTTATACGAAGCTAGACGCAAAAGGGCGGGCGGATAATCGTAAGTACATTGTGGAACATGTGCGGGACACGGCACAGCCCACGGGCATTACTAGTAAAGTGTTCGCTAAGGCATATGGTGGGAAGAAATAGACCAACACCTGCAATTACACAAGAGGGGTATATACGACGGAAACCATACGAAGAATTGACAGTACCACAACAAGGCTTTGTCAACGATTATATAGGCACACTAGGTAACCATCTTGAAGCAGTAAAACGTAACTACAAAGCAAGTGATAAAACAGCATACGACCGAGCGTATAAACTTATGAGCAATCCTAAGATAATCGAAGCAATAGAAAAGCGTATACAGGATGAGTTCCCTGATGGGTTACTTGCTGAACGTCACAAGGCACTACTCTACAAAAACGACCTCGACCGTGATGGTAACGACACCGGGCAACCTGATACACAAGCTGTATCCAAAGCCCTAGACATGGCCTACAAACTCAAAGGTTCGTATGCTGCAGAAAAGCGGACAGTAATGAGCGTGAACGTAGACGTGAAACCTACTGATGAGAACATGGAGGCAATACGCCTTGAGTTCGAGAACCGTATCAAAGAGCAACTAGCACAGCCTACACATGAGCCGGAAATGCTTTAATTGTCGTGTAGAGGTCTGTGGAACAGACTTGTTTTGTGAAACATGTACAGGTGTTTCTGTGAAACATACCAGCGGGACGTATGTAATATACGATAAGATATGAATCTATCAGACGTTAGCATCCACGCCTGGATACAAGAGCACCAAATTAAAAACGAAGGCGGAAACCTCATAGACTTTCGTGACCACATGTTCTTGTTCGACATATACGCCGACCAATCCCCTAAACTCGTGTGTTACAAAGCAGCCCAAGTGGGCTTCACCACGATGGCACTCATCAAAAGCATATGGCTAGCCAAGACGCAACGCATGGACATTATCTACACCATGCCCACGTCTGTCGATGTGCGGGAAATCATTGGAGGTAAAATTAGTCGTTTGTTATCAAATAACCCTATCATTTCAGAGTATGCAAAAGACAAAGATTCAATCGAGCAAAAGCAGTTTGGTAACAATGTTATTTACTATCGTAGCACATGGACAGAACGCGCTGCGCTCGGTGTATCAGCAGACCTTATTATTAATGACGAAGAGGACCGCTCAAAACAAGACGTTGTGCAGCAGTATGCCTCACGTTTGCAGCATAGTCCGCGAAAGTGGGAATGGCACTTTTCGAATCCAAGTGTCGAGGGGAATGGAGTCAGCCGTTATTGGTCTCGTTCCGACCAAAAGCATTGGTTTATACGCTGTCACGGCTGTAATCGGGAGCAGTACATGGACTGGCCCGATAGCATTGACCGTGATAGAGGAGTTTTTATCTGCAAACACTGCAACAAAGAGCTAACCCGTGAAGAGCGCCGTGTCGGACGCTGGGTGTCAAAGTATAAAAACCGTGAGTATAGTGGGTACTGGATTAGTCTTCTCATGGCACCGTGGATTACAGCTAAGGAAATTATTAATTATCATGATACGAAGTCAGCAGAATATTTCGCTAACTTCGTGTTAGGGCTTCCCTACGTTGGAGAAGGTAATCAGGTCACGCCTGACATTATCTATCGCAACTGTACGACTACTATCAACACTCAAGATAATGTGGTCATTGGCTGTGACTCTGGACTTAAAAAACACTATGTCCTTGGTAATAAAGACGGCATTTTCTACCATGGAATAGCACACGACTGGGACACTATTCGACAATTGCTACGCAAATATCCTCGTAGCATTGCGGTAATCGATGCACTACCAGACCTCACTGAGCCCCGTCGACTGCGTGAGGAGTTCACCGGGCGTGTGTTCCTGTGTCACTACGCTCGTGATCGGAAAACGTATCAGTTGATTCGCTGGGGAAAAGGTGAGGAGGCGGGGAACGTGACTGTCGACCGTAATCGTATGATGCAGATGGTGATTGATGACTTTGCGGGGAAGAAGATACCTCTTCAGGGTACACAAGATGACTGGGCTACGTATCAGTCACACTTCGCTACACTCTATAAGGTCACAACGGTAGATACTCTCGGTGTTCCACAAAGCGTGTGGGAAACCTCGAACGGTATGGACCACTTCGCACATGCAACACTCTATTGGCGCGTGGGGATGGACAAGTTCAGCAATGGCGGAGGACAAGTCTTCAGTGGAGAGAACGTGTTTGCAGGGATTCCTGTAGGGTATGAGATAAAGGCAGATAGCACTGTCGAGATGGCACCAAAGCCGAAGTTTGTGTATCCTGATGACTCGTTCGAGTTATTAAATTAAGTGAGTTGCACGTGAAACAGTAATATGGTGATATTATAACTATATGGGTTTACTAGATGGATTCTTTGCCCTCTCAGACACTACTAACAAAGTAGGAGGTTTAGATGTCCCACAAGAAGAAAATTTGTTACCAGAGCTTACTCTCTCAATGTCTGATGAGGAGTTAATTAGTCTAAAGCAAGACTGGGAAAAACAATGGGCAGTATATTTGCCTGAGATTAAAAATGCTCAAGATAAAAATGAGCAGTATTGGATAGGAAAGCAGTTCACAATGCCGGGGGATAGTCGCCCGACAGTAGATAATCTCATTTTCGAGTCACTCGAGACGTTCTTACCTATTGCTACTCGTCCAAAAGCGGAGCCAATTGTTGAAGCAGACAATACTGACGCGGGAAATGCGTTGGCAACGAAAGTGCGACAGATGCTATCATTTAAGGCAGATCAGTTGTCTCTTAATATTCAAATGAAGCAAGTCGCGCGATACTGGGCGCTATATATGCTCGGGGTTATGAAGGTTGGCTGGTCTATGAAGGAAAATGACATTACTTGTATACCAATTCGGCCACAGAAACTCGTTCTTGATCCAAATGCTACAATTGAAAAAGGAGAGTATACCGGGTACTACATTGGCGAGATGCTTGACGGAGTAGCAAGTGAGCTTGCGTTGCGTTTTCCTAGTAAAAAAACATTTATTTCTGATCGTGTAAATGGGAAGATGGGGACGAAGGTTAATTACATGATGTGGACTACTGATGACTATGTGTTTTGGACACTTGATAATGAGGTGTTAGCTAAGAACAAAAATCCTCATTGGAACTATGAGACTAAAACAGCAGATACTGTCGACGCATATGGTCAATCTGTTCCTGGTCAAGTAACACCTGGGCGAAACCACTTCAAAAATAAAAAGAAGCCATATGTGTTCTTGTCAGTGTTCAATCTTGGGAAACACCCACACGACGATACGAACTTAATACAGCAAAACATTGGGCTTCAGGATCTTGTAAACAAGCGTATCTCACAGATTGATAAAAATGCAGACAATGCTAATGGTGGTTTGATTGTGTCTGGTGATGCGTTTACGCAAGAGCAAGCAAAAGAGGCTGGTCGGGCTTTGCGAAATGGTGGAGCTGTATGGGTTCCAACTGGACCTGTTGCTAATTCAGTTGTTCGAGATAGTGGACAGGCATTACCAACATTTGTGTATCAGTCTTTGATTGACTATCGCAATGAGCTTCGTAATATCTTTGGAACTCGTGGTTCGACTCCTCAAGGTACAATGGGAGAGCAGACGGTTGGTGGTAAGAACATCATTCGCAATCAGGATACAGACCGTATTGGCGGTGGTATTTCTACATACTTGGAACAGTTTACTGACAATGTATTTAACTGGTTTGTACAATTAATGTATGTATATTATGACGAACCGCATGTTGCTTCAGTGATTGGTAGCGAACGAGCACAGGAGTATATCCAGCTTGTGAATACAGAGTTTAATCAGCAATTAAATGTCGGGGTAAAAGATGGATCAATGATTCCTCGTGATCCATCTAGTGAGCGTGGTGAAGCATTGGAGTTGTGGAAGGATGGGGCTCTTGATCCAATTACACTTTTTAGTAAATTAGATTTTCCTAATCCTCGAGAGAGTGCTAAGAATTTATATTTATGGCAAAGTAATCCAATTTCTCTTTTTCCAGATTTATTACAAGCACAACAGCAACAGCAAGCACAACAGCAAGCACAACAGCAAGCACAGCAGGTTCAAGATCAACAACAGCAGGCACAACAAGCAGACCAGCAAAATGTAGCTAAAATGCAACAACTCCACTTGTCTTCTGTATTGAAAGGTAATAACATTAAAAAATAATTATGCAAGATACTTTAAAAAAAGGAATAGACGCAATCAAACGTGCTGGTTCTGCAGTTAATGGAGAACTTAATAAAGTAGGTTTTGGATATGAACATCTTGCTAAGAAAAATGGAATGGGTGGTACTGAGCATATAAATGAATTTAAATTTGGAAAATTAGGGAAGGTGGATATTCCAGGTAAAATGGAATATACGCGTTCAGAAGACCCTCGAAAAGATATGTTAAAAAAAGTTGAACCTATGCCAGCACAAAAACCTATGCAAATGGAAGCAATTAAAAAGCGAGTATACAGTACACCGAAAGGTCCTGTATCAAATGGTAAAGGAGTAGGATATTAATACAGAGGTAACATGACGCTTCTCGACCATCGTCAATAAATAACTAGTCTGCGTAACACTATGGAAAAACTTGATGAAGTATTTGCGGACATCAAACAAGAGGGTTCAGACCCTTTTGCAGATATGGGTGAGGAAACCCCAGCGGAGTCGCAAACCGTGAAAGAACCTGAAGAGGAAATTATTACTACTCCAAAAGAGGAAGATAATATTCCTTTTCACAAGCATCCACGCTGGATTGAACGTGAGAACGAATTACAAGCACTGCGAGAACGTGATGCAGAACGAGATCGACAAATTGCCGAGCTTACTGCAGCACAGCAGAGTAAAACTAGTACTACAATTCCAGATTGGTTCTCAGAACTATATGGAGATAACCAGCCTGCGTGGGAAAAATATAGTGTTCATGAGCAGGCTCGTACTGAAGAAATTGAACAACGTATTTTAGCTCGACAGCAAGAAGAACAAGCAAAAGCTGCTAAAGAAGAGCAATTCTTTCAAAATTGGATTGATCAGGAAGTTGCTAAACTCGAGGCTGAAGGTCTCAAGTTTGATAAAAACGAACTGATGAAAACAATGCTTGATTATAGTCCGACTGATGGCAATAATAACTTGGACTTTAAAAAGGGTTTTGCAATTTACGAAGCTTTGAAAAAAGAACCAGTAAATACCGAAAAATCTGATGCTCGAAAGCAGTTGGCAGATACCACTACAACGACAAGTCGTAGTGAGCCTGCAAAAAAGGATTACATGACTCCAGCGGACCTCCGCAATAAGTCATGGAGTAGTTTATAAAATTTAAGACATAACAAAATGGCTGCTATGGGATCGCGCGTAACTACAACTACGCAATCACGTCTTTTGCCTTAACTAAAAACTGAGGGCAAGTAAAATCTCATCTAATATACGGCGAAGTTCCTGAAGAGGATAACGCCTAGGAAGCGAAGTTGCACCTTAACACTATATACTGTATACTAAGTATATATGGATACAGAAAATATGTACGCTTGGGCAGCAGGAATCTTGGATGCAGATGGTACAATTACAATTAAACGTTGTAAAAGAAATAAATCAGGAAGATTTTCCTTCATACCATTGATTCAATTTTCTCAAGCAAATGCTACTAAAGGAAATAATAATGTTGAACGTTTTAAAGAAATGTTTGGTGGAAATTCACACATTTCAAAAAATGGTAAAAACATTGATATTATTTCTTGGCAAGCTACTAGTAAAACAGCTGCAAAAGTTGCTAATCATGTAGGAAAATACATGTGTGGCAAAAAAAGACAGATTGATTTACTACAAGAGTACATAGAAAAATTTCACAATGAACAAGTAAAGTTTCATCATATTTCAAATGAAGAAATGAAAGAACGAGAAAATTACTTTAACAAAATGAGATTTTTACAAGAAAAAGGAGCACTTCGCACCTACAACGACTAAACGAAGAGACAGTCGTAAGACTGATGTAATAGTCTGAACTACCGCTATAACAAAAAGAAACGGTAGAGGAAAACTCAAGTGTAAAGACACTTTAAAGAAGAAGTTTTCCCCCTTAATTTTTAAGGAGTAACAAATTTGAAAGTAGTGGACACCGTACTTAACTCAAACGTACTGGCTGCTCGCGTATTAGGAAAAGCATCGAAGTGGAGTGGAGAACGTATTAAGGCTCCAATTAAGTACGCTAAGAATACAACTGGTCAGTCATTCTCAGGTTTTGATTCATTCTCAACCTCAGCAACTGATAACCGTGTAAACTTGGAATTCGTACCAAAGTTTTATCAGATGACAGTTGCGCTTCCGCTTGACGAACTTTCAACTAATCAAGTAGATAAGGAAACACAAATCATCGATCTTGCAAAACTTGAAATGCAGTCAACTGCTCAGGATATGGCTGATGATATTGGTACATTGTTCTATGGAACTGGCTCTGGTAAGGACTTCCTTGGTCTTGAAGCAATTGTAGATGATGGTACTAACGCTGCTACTTACGGTACACTTTCACGTACTACCTATAGTTCACAGCTTCGTTCTACCGTAACAGCATCAGCTGGTGTACTTAGTCTCGCTAAAATGTCGACTCTGTACAACGCAGCAAGTTCTGGATCAGTAAAGACAACTCTTGGTCTTTGTTCTGAAGCTATTTTTGCTCTTTATGAATCACTCTTGCAACCACAGGAGCGTATTGCTAAGGATTTTGGAATGATGACTCGTCCTGGTACAAGTCTTGGTAAGGAAGGAGGTGGTATGATTGGTGGAACTGGTTTCACTGGTTTGTACTACAAAGGATTCCCTGTTATCGCTGATGAAAAGTCAACTTCAGGTGTTCTTTATTTCCTTAACGAAGACTTCCTTAATTGGTATGCACTTCCAGTAGCAATGACTACACCAATTGCATATCGTTCACAGGATATTCCAGGAAATGATTATTCAGATGTAACTGGTCTTGGTTTCTCATGGAGTGACTGGATTAAGCCAACTAACTCTGCATCTATTGTAGGTCACATCTACCTTGGTGGAGAACTGATTTCAACCAATCCAAAGCGTCATGCAAAACTTACTGGCGTTACTTCTGTGTGATTTAACTTGTTATTTTACTGTGACTATAGTCAAATATAGTGATGGAAATAACAAAAAATCAACTTGAAAAGTTTTACATTCAAGAAAAACAATCAGTAAAACAAATAGGATTAGTTCTTTGTAAAAGTCCAAAACAAATATCTCGACTGCTAAAAAAGTTTGAAATACCAACTCGTCCGTTTTCAACAAAAGGATTAAAACCAAGACTAGGAGCAGTTTTATCTCAGAAAACAAAAGATAAAATTGCTTTAGCTCATACTGGTAAAAAACTTTCTTTAGAACATAGAAATAAAGTTATTAAAACTTTAAATTATGGAAAAGGAGAAAATAATTCTTGTTGGAAAGGGGGAAGAACAATTAGTAAAGAAGGTTATGTACTTGTACGGATAGATGGAATATATGTAAAAGAACATAGATATGTAATGTCTCTTGAATTAAAAAGAGATTTACGTAGCGATGAGCATATTCATCATATAAATCGAAACAAACAAGATAATAGAATTACTAACTTACTATTAATTTCTAATTCAGAACATCTTAGTCTTCATCACGGGACTCCAGAAGGTCGAAAAATTAAAAGTATACAAACTAAAGAAGTTAGAGCTAAAAAGTTTTGGTCAACAAAAAAGAAAAACATTATCAGCTAAGTAAAACATTATGGCTCGATTAATCGAAACATTTATTCCTCCTATTATGGAGGATGGATACAACTCAGCAAAAGCTATCGTTACTACAGGTACTATTACTGGTGCTGGTATTACCTCTACTACAACAGTAGCTGCTGCTGGTATTACCTCAACGGCAGGTCTCACAAGTACTTCAACTACTTCAGCTGGTGTTGGCTACGCTACAGGCGCGGGTGGTACTGTCACACAGATTACCTCACGTTCAACTGGTGTAACTATCAACAAGCTTTGTGGAACTATTCAGACAGACGTTACCTCTCTTGCAGCTGCAGCTAGTGCCGTATTTACGGTTACAAACTCAACTGTAGCGATTGGTGATACTGTTATTGTTTCACAACGTTCTGGTTCAACTAACGCTGCTTCAGTTACAGGTATGACATACGTATCTGTAGTAGCAGTAGCCGCTGGTTCATTCAACATTGCTGTAGACAACCGTTCTGCAGCAACTGCTGAAGTGGGAGCAATCATTATCAACTTCGCCGTAATCAAAGCGGTTACAGCATAATAAATTAAATATATGTCAGCATTATCTCAAGCTACAGAAATTTTTTCACAGGACATGTTTACGTCGAGTGCTACTCAACAGCATGTACTTGGTGAAAAGGGGTATACCCCAGACGGACGTAAGTTCCGTTACGTAAAAGCAGGTGCATCAGCACTTGTTGCAGGTGACGTTATTCAGTCTCCAGCTATTGTAGCTAACCATGTAAACCTTACTCCAACAGCAGCTGCTGCAGTTGGTGATAAGACTATTACAGTAACTCTTGGTGCTACTGCAGCTACTGCTAGTCAGTATGCAGGAGGATACCTTACTGTAGAAATTGGTACGACAGGAGCAGGACAGACTCTTCGTATTAAGGATCATCCAGCAGCTAGCTCTGGAGCAACTCTTACTCTTACACTCGAAGATGCTTTCTATGTAGCTACTTCTGGTACAGTAACAGTTTCACTCGTACAGAACAATTATAACGGTGTTATCCAGTGCCCAATTACAACTCTTACTGGTACTCCAGTTGGCGTAGCTCTTACAGCTATTCCTGCAAACAACTTTGGTTGGATTGTATCTGGTGGTATTACTGGAGTTAAAGCAGACGGTATACAGACTGTAGGAACTACAGCTTGTGCAGTTCCATCTGCAGCAGCAGGTGCTGCAAAAGTAATGGCAGCTACATTGTTCCCAATTGGAACATTCTGTAAGACTACTATTACTACTCAGATTACACCTTGCTACGTAACTTTGGATTAGACTTGTAATGTAGCATGGAGTAACCTTGTTCTTTCACCCAGCTCTTAATGGAGGGCTGGGATGAGGGAGTAATAATGCTTTCTCGTTTAAACCCTTGCAGGTGGGATAATTCTGCAAATAAAAATTATGGAGGCAATTAAATTCTGTAACTATACTGATGAAGATTTTACTTGGAAATTTGATGGTATTGCATATACTTTTAAAGCTGGCACTACTATGTTCCTTGAAGATTTTAAAGCACATCATTTTGCTAAACACCTTATCGACCGTGAACTTAATAAAGCTAATGTTGACACTGGACTCCAATTTAAGCGAGATGAGCTTATGCCTAAGATTCTAGTTAAAAGTGAGGCAATTACTCCACTTGAAGCACTCCAGGAGAATGCTAAGATTAAAGTAGAAACAAAGAAAGAAGAAACTGAGTTTCCAGATTTAAAAAAATAATTTATTAATGAATATATGGGATATAATACCATTGATCGTGTAGACCTTCGTACTACACTTGACGATGTAAATGACGCTATTACCACTTATCCTAAGTGTTCATATACTAACATTACTGCTTCAACTTTGATTAAGACTGGTAGTGGTCAGATTTATGGTATTCTCGTAAACTCTCATACTACTGGAGTTATTAAAGTCTGGGATAACACTACTAACTCAACTACAGCAGTCGGTGGACAGATTGCTCTTCCAACTGCAGGTACTACTATTGACTATAAGGGTGCTACTCCAGGTACTGGTATTTACGTAGAACTTGTAAGTGGAACTGCAGATTTAACAGTATTCTGGAGATAAACAAATGGGCTTGCCCAAAAATAAGCAAACTATATGAACTCATTTAAGATTAAATCAATTGATGAACAGTTTGTAATCGTAGATTACACTGTAAACGGTAAGGTTCGTACTGATAAATATGATGCACGCTACATGCCAATGGAAGCAGAGGCTCTTACTGAACGTCTTAATGAGCATCTTTTAGGATTCACTAGAGATGCTGAAACTCCAGCTGTTGAAATAAGTGCTGATGCTAAGGCTCTCATTGGAGTAAAGGTAGACATTGTGATTCCAGAGCCTGTTATAGTTTCAGAACCCGACCCTGTTGTAACTGAATAACGGTATGGCAGTGCGTAGCATCGTAGGAGCGAATAAAGCCCGTAATGGAAATTTTGAATTGTCTCCTGGTAATATACCAATGACTAATAGTCTTGGTCGTTGGATTGATGGTACTGCAAGTGGTTCACTCGTTAATGATACATATGGTTGGTGGCAAATTACCGGTGTAGGATCTGTAGCTGGAAGTTTTGATAACAGCTATAAACATTCTGGCTCTAACTCGCTTAAAATTGACCTAAATGCTACTGGTAGAGGTCGAGTAATGTCTGCACCATTTGAAACTACTACAACTAAAGATTTAGTAACAAAATATGGAATCCCAATTAAAGCAAATACTTCATATACATTAAATGCATATGTTGCATCAGTAAATGCTATAGCTGGAATTGGTCGCGTCATATTACAGCAATATGATATTAATGGTACTTTACTTTCATCTACAAATACCACATTGCTTCCTGCTGGTACAAACGATTGGACACTACTTACTGTTACTTTAACTACAAATGCAGCTGCTGCCTATGCAGTAATTAACTGTAACTGTAACACCGCAGGACAAGCCCAAACATATTGGTTCGATGACATTTACTTCAATAAGACAATACCCGACACCCGCACCACCACCACCTCCCGCACCCTCGCCTCTAACCGTGTACTGACACGAGATATGGGGACGGCTTTGAGTTTTGATGGGGGAGTAGGTAATTTTGTTGATATACCTGATGCTGGAATACCAGTGTCTTCTTTACAAAATGGATTTACTGTAGCTGCTTGGATTAAACCAAAAACACCAGGTTCAGGTGGAACTGGGCAAATAATGGATAAGTCAACAGGTACAAACGGATTAAATGGCTTTCGATTTTCGACAAATAGTGTATCAGGAACAGCAGATTCAACTGGACGAGTAGTGGCTACTGGACCATCTGGTTCATCTCGGTTTAGTGCTGATGGTTCAATAAAGTGGAATGTTCCCAGCCTCGCAGTCGTCTCTGTAACTTCTGCTGGCGTTATCACAATGTATGTAAATGGAGTTGTAAGTGGTACACCTGGCGCTACAGGTGCATTATCTGGCATGACAGCAACAACACCAATGCGTTTTGGTAATCGCGCAGGTGCAACAGACCGTGCATTTAACGGTATCATGGACGAGCCCCGCATCTGGACCCGCGCTCTCACTGCTACCGAAGTCGCTAATATGTACTTCAACAACGCTATTCCCCGCAACGGCCTTGTAGGTGAGTGGCTCTTCAACGAAACCACCGGCACCACCGCCCTAGACAGCTCAGGTAATGGCAACAACGGCACCATCACGGGGGCGACGTATACGACTGATACGCCATTAAGAACACGAAATAGTGTATGATCGATGTTTTAGAAAAAGAAGAGCAGAGAATACTTAAAAATCTTGAAACACTGCTCATTCGTTCTAATGAGACTGTTAAACGTGTTGAGAAGAGTAAGACCGAGCTAGAGGAAATATTCGAGCGTGTCCGAGCCCTACGATCAGAGGAGAATATGCTTCTACTTCATATTTCTAATGCTAAGACTGAATTATCTACAATTCAAAATGTCCTTGAACAAAAGAAAGCTGAATTAAGCTTATATGCAGATTTAAGTGAAGAAAATACTAGTCTTAAAGCAGAAAATGATAATATTAAGGCAGAAACACGTGACTTACTTCGTGATATTAGCCTGATTAAACTACAATACCAGTCACACGTACAGGAAATAGCGACTGCTAAACTATCATATGAGGAAAATCGACTACAATACCAGGAATTAGAGGCTAAACTAGAACTTGCTCGAGAGGAGGAAAAGCATACAAATGGTTACTATATTGGTCAACTACAGGCACTTTTGGATAAAAATAACATCAAGTTTAATGTAATTAAGAACTTAAAATGAGATTACTTAGCCAAAAAGAAGCTAAAAGCACGATTAAAAAACAGCATGACGAGCTTGTATCGGCTAATGTTAGTCTTTTAAAAGTGCAAAAACATCTTATTCAAGGTAATAATGAGCTTAAAGACGATTATGACCCAGAAAAAGCCATTAAACAGCGTGAATTTGATCGTTTTTGTGAACTTATACAAGAGAAAAAATCTAGTTTACTAGCTGAATTAAATGGTATAACTAAACTAATTGAAGAGCGTAAATCGATTTATTATGGACTTATAGAGAAACAAGATGCACTTCAAGAAAAGATGTACGAGATAAATGAAGCGCAAAAAAAATTAGACTTACGTGAAAAATTTGTGCTAGACTTGGAAAAGAAATGGAATAATAAACAATAATATGCAAACTTTTGTTGGTCGACGAAATTTATTTGGCAACCTAGTTAATAATAGTGCTTCAGCTACTTTAACACTTGCTGATACTCTTATTAATATGACTGAAAAGCGTATCCTTTCATCTCGTGATTGGCCTTTTTTATGGCGACAGTATACTAAAACTACTGTTACTGGTCAGCAAGCATATATTTTACCTGCATATACTCAAAAACCACAAGGCATTTATGTGACTGTGAGTAATCGTCGTTATATTCCTGAAGAAGTTTCTTCTCGTGAAGAATGGGATGAATTAAACCAAGTAGTTGTAACATCTGACTCAGTTACACACTATTTTTCATATGATGGACGTATTGAGTTATATCCAGTACCAGCTACTACTGGTAATACTATTACATTCAATGCTCGTCGTATTGTACGTGATTTGTCTGCATCTGATTACGTTACCGGAACTATTACTACTGTAGCAACGGTGGGAACAACTACTACAATAACAGGTTCAGGTGTTACGTGGGGAACTGGAATGATTGGTCGTTATATTCGTATTGACCAATCAAATGCTGCTAATTGGGGAGATAATTATTGGTATGAAATAGCAACTGTACCAACTACTTCAACTTTAACCTTAGTACGAACATATGGTGGAACTGCTATTACTGCAGGTTCTGCTACTTATACTATTGGTGAAGTTTCTCTTATTCCTGAACCGCATGATATGCTTCCAGTTTATGAAGCACTCAAGATTTATTTTACCTCAGTCGATCCAAGTACTACAAAAGCTGAACTCTATAATAAAGCTTTTATTGAAGGTTACGATATGATGGTTCGAGATATAGGAGGCAAGCAATCAGTTGATATTAGTGACTGTGATGATGAAGAAGGAATAAACCCTAATAATTACGTTACACTGTGATTAAGAATCTTTATGTAAATCAAATTTATAAAGGCTGGGCAGCATCCCAGTATTTCGGTGTGGAAGGAACTTATAATAGTGCTACAGCAATTGATCCCGATCTCCCTATAATCAGTACAGACATTCGAACATCAGGTTTTCCTATTCCCGTAGGCTCTGCAATATTTTCTAGTTCTAATGTTACGGGTCCAGTTATTCGTGAAATAACTCATCCTAAAGACAACTTACTTTGGACTGTACAGACAAATGGTAAAGTAGTATTTTACAAAAAAGATCTTACAGGCGAGACACTTCTTGGTACTGTTGCTGGCTCTAACGCTACCTGGGCTGAGTACTATAATAACTATATTTATATCTTTGGAACAGGAGCATCTAAAGATGACGTTTCACGGGTTGGACCACTTAATACTTTACCTTATGACGCTCAAACAAGTAATTTTACTGTAGGACTTACTATTACTGGAGGAACTTCAGGGGCTACAGCTATCATTACTGCAGATGTAGATGCTGGAGCTACTGGAACACTTACTCTTTCAAACATTAATGGTCATTTTGTTGATAATGAAATTATCACTGATACTTCAACGGGTTCTGCTACAGTAAACCGTACTGACGCTTCACTTATTACTGATAACTGGTGGAAAGGAACTCTTGCTCTTACTGCACTTACTAATACAAAATATCCTACATTTCGTTCTGTTGATATGCCAAACCATGTTGCACATGTTCATGGTGATAGTTCATTATATTTCTGTGACTTTGTGAATGGTCAAGGTATTATTAATAAAATAAATACTAAAAAAGTTACTAACGAAGGTGATACTAATGGAACAACTGCTCCTTCTGCATATAATGCGCTTGACCTACCTTTTGGGTTTTATCCTACTGCTATTGAAAGTTACGATACTGACCTTTTTATTACTGGAATTTATCAGACTGATACAACTACTAACCAAGGCCGTTCTGCATGGCTTATTTGGGATACTACCTCAGATTCATGGACAACTGGTCCAATTTATTTCGCTGATCCAATTGCTTCAGCTGTCTTAAACGTAAATGGAACGCTTTATATTTGGACTGGAAATGCCCAGGATGGAGTACGTATTTCAGTCTATCAAGGTGGCGTTTCTGTACGAGAAGTAGTTTTTCAAGAGGAAGGATTGCCACCGTTTGCCGGAGCAGTAGACGCACTTGGTAATCGTATTGTATGGGGTGGATACTCTACGTATCCGAGTACTGGAGCATGTGTTTGGGCATATGGTTCAAAGTCTAGTAATCTTCCTACCGGACTTCATAATGTGATGAAGACATCATCTGCTGGAGCTAACCCATTTGTCACAGCCCTTAAATACATGCAGCAAAATTCAAACCGCACTCCTAAATGTATTCCTGCTTGGAGAGATGATACTACTCGTGGTATCGATCAATACAGCACAACTGCAACACTTTCGTCTAAAATTCGGTTTCTATTTAATATAGGTGTTAAAGCTGATATTGTAAAAGTATCTATTCCACTCGCGGGAGCAGTTGCAGCAAATACTACTATTACTCCAACCTTGTATTTCGATAATTTCCAGAGTAGCAAAACTCTTACAGTAATTAATAACACTAATAATCCCGGTGAAAAAAAAGTTATTTACAATGGTACTGAACTTAAAGACTGTTATTGTTATAATAATTTTGTTTTAGAAATTGCTTATAGTGGGACTAATCCTTTACCAGTTGCTCTTCCTATTATTATTAGTATCGATATAAAGCAAGATGAAGGTAAAGCAGTTTAATCATGCAACCATCTAACCAACCAATTCAAGGAGGTTCTGAAGAACAGAATAAAGGTCTTTTTGACCAGGTTGTAGCTGATTCTGATAAACAAGAATTAGTACTCTATTCTCTATTGCCTGATAATAATGCTCTCACTCAAGATAATCTTCTTACTTCAATTGGTAGTATTAGTAATCAGGTAGCTAATATTCTTAATTTAGGTAAAGAACCTATTGTTTTTACAGCAAGTGGAACTTGGACAAAACCTAGTACTGGTACATTTATTTTTATTGAATGTTTTGGAGCTGGTGGAGGTGGAGGAGCTGCTTATAATAATACTTGTATTGCTACAGGAGGAGGTGGTGGTGGATATAGAGCACAACTTATTCCATTTTTTTATGTTACATCCAAAGTAACTGTAACAGTAGGAGTTGGTGGATTAGGTTCTACAATAAGTACTATAGGAAATGGAGCAAATGGTACATCAGGAGGAAATACATCATTTGGTTCATATGTATCAGCTAATGGAGGAGCAGGTGGTCTATTTAGTTTAATTGATAATAGTTTTTCAGGTGGAACTGGAGGGACTTCAGGAGCTGGTAGTATTTTAACTATATATGCAGAAGCTGGGGGAAATGGAGGAGCAGCTTCTGCTGCAGCAAGTACTGGTAGTTCAAGTACAGGAGCAAGTACTAATATATCTGGTCCCGGTGGAGGAGGTTCCTATAGTACTGGAGGAAATCAAGGAGCATCGATTGGAGGAACTTCAATTATTGGCAATACTGGAGGAGGAGGAGCTACTTCATTAGGAGCATTAGCAATTGCAACTATTGGAACAGGGTATGGGGCAGGAGGAGGTGCTGCAACATCTCAATATGCATCCACAGGTGTAAAATCTAGTAATGGAACTAATGGATATTGTCGAATAACTGTTTTATAAGAATATAGTCATTGTAAATAAAATTTAAAAATTATAATATAATTATATATGGCAACAGCAGCACAAATAGCAAGTCTTAAAGCTCAAGCTCAAGCAATCCAAAATAACTTAAATAATGCTGTTAAGTCAGGGGCTATTAAAAGTACGCCTACTACATCTACTACTGGACCTTCAGCACAACTTAAAGCTCTTAGTATTGCTAATTCAAAACCTACTACTAATGGGACTACTACTAATGGGACTACTACTAATGGGACTACTACTAGTGGAACGACCACTTCTACTCCATCCTCAAGTGGGGGTTCGTCTCTACGCGATCTTTCCATTGCGCTTGCTAATAATGTTCCTGTAACTCAAGCTCAGATTAATTCTGGTTCACTTCCTAAGACTGGTACTGCTGCAGCGCCTATTAATGCGTATGCTTCTCAAACAACAGGTTTACCTTCTCAGACAGCTCAAACTACACAAGCTCCAACAACTCCTGTAACTAATGCTGATACTTTTTATCAGAAGTTAATTAGTTCACTTACTCCTACTACAGCTGAAAATAATCTTACTAATCAGCAAACAACACTTGATTCTACACTTCGTAATCTTAATCAAGGACAAGGAGTCATGGATGCAAACATTACTGACCAGCCTATTGCCCTTCCATTTATTGTAGGTCAAAAAGCTGCAGTAGAACGTCGTTATGCTCTCCAGCGAGGAGATGTACAAAATCAGCAACAGACTACTGCTGCTCAGTTAGCAAATCTTCAGCGTCAACGTCAAGCTGCAATTGATGTTGCTAAAGCAGGTCTTGATTATACACAAAATGCTGATCAGTTAGCTGCTACTAAAGCACAGCAAGCAACTACAAATGCTCTCAATCAAGCACAGTTTGATGCACAACAGACACAACAGCAGTACCAAAATACTACTCAAGCAAGTCAATATGCAGATAGTCTTGCACAACAAAAACTTGCTAATCAAATTGCTTTATCTAAAGCAAATAATGGGAGCTCGCCAAAACGAAGTACGCAAGTAATTAGTGTTGATGGTAAACAAATATTGGTAGATACACAAACTGGACAAACTATATCTGTCCTTGGGAATAGTACTCCAGATAAAGCAAATGCTTTGCAAGAAAATATATCTCTTGTACATGATAGACTTTCACCATTAACAGGTGGAGATGGTTTTGTTTCACCTACTGATTATAAAAAAGCAAAAGCAGCTTGGAC